GCTTCCTAAGTCAATCAAACTTGGTGAGTTCGATCCACTTCACAAAAGTCTATTGTTGAAGTGATCCACGGAGAGGAGCGCAATGCTCCTCTTTTTTTATTGCCTTGAACCTTGATATGATGTATAATTGATCTACTATGAAATTCTATACAAACTTTTTTATGCGTGGCAACTACGTCATTGTGCGTGGTTATGATAACGGCAAAAGATTCACAGATCGTATCCCATACAATCCCACACTCTATGTTCCTGCCAGAAACAAATCTGACTGGAACGCAATCGACGGTTCTCCGTTGGAGAGTATCGAGATGGGGAGTATACGAGATGCTAGGGACTTTGCTAGGAAATACACCGAAGTTGAAAACTTCAAGATCTACGGATCAACATTATACGACTATGTTTGCGTAAACGAAAACTTTTCAAAAGACTATGATACAGATTATATTAAGATTGCTAACATCGATATTGAGGTGGGTTCTGAAGAAGGTTTCCCTGATCCTCAACTTGCTAATCAACCTGTTACTGCTATCACCGTATCGATTGATGGTGCGTATTATACGTTTGGTTGTCAGGATTATACGGTAAAGACAGACAATGTAACTTATCTCCAGTGTAATAGCGAAAGAGAACTACTGTTGAACTTTCTCAAGCACTGGCGTATGTGGGACGCTGACATCATTACTGGTTGGAACGTACAGGGATTTGATGTTCCTTACATATACAATCGTATGGTCAAACTTCTTGGTGATCAAGTAGCAAAGAAACTGTCGCCTGTTGGCATGATCAGCGAACGTGAGTATGAGAAATTTAATCGTAAACAAATCGATGTTGAGTTTGTTGGTATGATTGTTCTTGATTATCTGGATCTCTACAAGAAGTTTACATATTCTCAGCAAGAATCATATCGACTTGATCATATTGCTCATGTTGAACTAGGTGAGAAGAAACTTGATTACTCTGAAGTAGAAACACTGCATCAACTCTACAAACTTGATTATGAAAAGTTTATCGACTATAATATTAAAGACGTCGAACTTATTGACAAAATTGAAGACAAGATGAAGTTGATTGAGATGGCACTTGCCATTGCGTATGATGCAAAGGTAAACTACAGCGATGTGTTTACTCAGGTGCGTATGTGGGATGTGTTGATACATAACTGGTTGGCAGATCTTAAGATTGCTATTCCACCTAAAGAACGCAAAGAAAAATCATCGCAGTTTGCTGGTGCTTATGTGAAAGATCCTGATGTTGGTATGCACAAGTGGGTAATGAGTTTTGACTTAAATAGCTTGTATCCCCACCTAATTATGCAGTATAATATAAGTCCAGATACATTTTTGCCTCACATGAGAGAAGAGTTTTCTCTTCAAGATGCAATTGATGGAAAGTATGTCAACAAAACCGAATATGCTGTCGCTGCTAATGGTACTTGTTATGATCGAGATCGACAGGGATTTTTACCAGAGATGATGAACAAGATGTACAATGATCGAGTGAAAGCAAAGAAGTCTATGCTTGAATCTCAAGACAGACTTGAACAAGTGAACAGGAAACTAAATGAAATCAGTTGATGAGATGACAAAACAGGAGTTGCTTCAAGAAAGAGCGCAACTACAAAAAGATATCTCAAAATTCAAGAATCTTCAGTTGGCAAAGAAGGTTCAGTTGAACTCTGCTTATGGTGCGTTGGGTAATCAATACTTCAGACACTTTGATGTGCGTATGGCAGAGGGCATTACATTGAGTGGTCAGTTGTCTATACGTTGGATTGAACGTATGATGAACGAATATCTAAACAAGTTACTTGAGACAGAGGGAAAAGACTATGTTATTGCATCGGATACAGACTCGTTATACATCACTTTTGACAAACTGGTGGACAAAGTGTATAAAGAGAGACGTGAAGTATCATCTGTCGATAAGATCGTTGCCTTCTTGGACACTGTTGCTGAAAAGAAAATTGAACCATATATTGATCGATGTTATCAGTTACTTGCTGAAAATATGAATTCATATGCTCAGAAGATGTTTATGAAGCGAGAAGCAATTGCCGACAAAGGTGTGTGGACTGCTAAGAAACGATACATTCTGAACGTGTATGATAACGAGGGTGTGCGATACGCTGAACCCAAACTCAAGATGATGGGTATTGAAACGGTGAAGTCCTCAACACCTGCTGTTTGTCGAGGTGCACTGAAGAAAGCAATCTCTATCATTATGAATGAGGATGAGAAAACTGCGCAAGATTACATTAACAGTTTCCGTGAAGAGTTTAGAACAATGCCGTTTGAGGACGTTGCATTTCCACGATCAATATCTGATCTGAATAAATATACTATCAAAGACAAGAACTTGATTATACCAAAAGGCACACCGATACATGTGAGAGGTGCGCTTGTATACAATCACTTACTAAAGTTAAACAAACTAACCAAACAGTATGAACTGATCAAGGATGGAGAGAAGATCAAGTTTTGTTATCTGAAAGTACCAAATCCTGCTCGTCAAAATATTATTAGTGTATTGAGTACCTTGCCAAAGAAATTTGGTATCGCTGAATATATTGACTATGACTTGCAGTTTGATAAGTCGTTTTTGGAACCATTGAAAATCATACTGAACAGTGTTGGTTGGAGTCCTGAGAAAACAAATACACTTGAGGACTTCTTCGGATAAAGGAGTAGTAAAATGGCAACGAACATACCAGAGGAATATTTAAGCGGATACGATTTTGGATTTAACGCAGTTGATGAACCACCTGCATCTGGTCCAATCAAAGTAGACACATCTGAAATCGCAGGTGACGTTGATGGGATCAATGATAACATCCTACGCATTGAGCAGAAGATGGATGCAGCAGTTACCGCAATCAATTCACTTAGTGCTAAGATGATGAATCTTGATGACGAGTTTGATGTGATCAAGTCGACTAAAGAAGCAGAAGTACAAAAGAAGCTTGTAGAGATTGAGAAACTCATTATGCCTTTGTTGGTCAATCTAATCAAGTCTTCCGATAAGGATTACATACACTGGCCAAATCGACAAGAAGCAGTTGAGTCGCAAATCACTAAACTTCTTTCCTTGACTCGTGGGGAATAATACAGTATAATAGATGTTTCACAATTGGAGAATATAATATGGATTTTTTGAAAGATATGGTGAAGGGGATTGACAATACTAATCTCCTAAGTGAAGGTGGCAATAGTTCTGAGTACAGCGGATCGATTGATACAGGATCGTATGCGCTGAATGCTCTTATGTCTGGTAGCATCTATGGTGGTGTTCCGAACAATAAGATTGTTGCTTTTGCTGGTGAGTCGGCAACTGGTAAAACATTCTTTGTACTCAGTGTGCTAAAGACATTTCTTGATAAGAATCCTGAAGGTGGTGTAATTTACTTTGACACCGAAGCAGCAGTTACAAAGGGAATGATGGCAGATCGTGGTATTGATACTGCACGTGTTGTCATTGCCGAACCAAGTTCTATTGAAGAGTTTCGCACGAGCGCAACTCGCATCCTAACTAACTACATAGACACACCTGCAGAATCTAGAAAACCTATGTTAATGGTTCTTGATTCACTTGGTATGCTCTCCTCCATGAAAGAGTTGGAAGATACCGAGGCAGGCGCGAACAAACGCGACATGACTAAAGCACAGTTATTGCGTGGCACGTTCCGTGTTCTTTCACTCAAGTTAGCGAAGGCGAATGTTCCGCTGCTCGTCACCAACCATGTCTATGATGTGGTTGGTGCTTATATCCCCACCAAAGAAATCAGTGGTGGGTCTGGTCTGAAGTATGCTGCATCTTCTATTATCATGCTTGGTAAGAAGAAAGATAAAGACGGCACTGAGGTGGTGGGTAATATTGTCAAGGCAACTACTCATAAGTCTCGCTTCACTAAAGAAAACAAGAAGATCGAAATCAAACTCTCTTATGACAAGGGACTTGATCGTTACTACGGTCTATTGGATCTTGCCGAGAAGTATGATATCATCAAGAAAGTTTCTACTCGATATGAGTTACCTGATGGTTCTAAAGTATTCGGAAAGGCAATCAACTCTGATCCTGAGAAATACTTTACACCTGAACTGCTTGAGCAACTAGACGCATGTGCAGCAAAAGAGTATATGTATGGTCAAGAGGTTGAACAGGAAGTCGAAACAGAAGATGTTACTGATTGATGACTTCTTACCAGAGGGTGATCTCAAAACGTCAATGGAAAGTGAAGAACTTTGGAAAGAAAGTTTGCCA